GCAAATCCCCATTTCGGGTCGGCCTGAATGTCGCGCCATTGCGTCAGAGAAGAAAGCCGATATTTCAGGTCGGCAACTTCTTCGGCTTGCTTATCCAATGCCTGCTCGTATGCGGCAGCGGTCTGCGGGGCAATATCTTTCGCCTTGCCGACATTGCGCCAATAGCGACGAATCCAATTCCACATTGCATAGTAGAACTTATCCCGCATATCCCGCCGGAGCAAATCGGCCTGCGTGTCGTACTTGGCCTTGTGGAGGCATGGAGCGGACTTGATGCAGCGGAAAAAGCCCGAATCGGTGATATACATCAGCCCTGCGAACTTCGGGCATTCGGCCTCGGAGATGATCCCCTCCGGACAGACATACCAAAAGTAATTCGGTCGTCGATCGTCGATTGTCCCGTCCGAGGCGGATAACCCTTGTAAGATGCGCATCTTATCCTGCTTATGGATCGCCTCATTCAGGAAATCCGAGTGGCTGATCTTGATCTCGCACTCGTATACGTATCCGGCTTTGGAGATTGCCAAATAATCGGATTCCCACGCATAGAAGATGAAGCCGACCATCTCGAACGCTGGCTTCGTCAGGATCGGATGATTCCAATACAACGCCTGCTGGATGCTCTCCTCGGTGTGTTTCGGTTTGGTCGTGGCTCCTCCCCGTGTCCCTCGCATTCCCATATCGTTACAAGATTTCGCGCCAGCCTATGACCTTGACGTTCATGTCCGGCATTGATTCATTATCGAAGTCGGTTCCGAACACAAGTCCTCCGTCTGTCATATATTCAATCCCCTCTCGTGATCCTAAATAGATTGCCTCGTTATCGAGTTGATCGACTACTTTGAGGAGAACGCATACGTTGTTTTTCGGTGGCTCCTTTTTTGGGTCGTGCCAACGGGTTAGCTCGACTTGCATCCACGCGGCTCCCTCCTCGAAATGTCTTTCGGCAAACGCTCGATCATTTCCCATGAAAGCATATCGGGCATAATATTCTATTGCTATATCTCTAATCGTTTTCATCGTCGTTCAGTTTTTGGATAAACTCGTCGGCTATCTTTCGGGGCATATCACCTTGAAAAATGCCGCCCATCATTTCCTTGATGATCTTATGCGCTTTCTCCCGTATCCTTTCCTCGGCTTCCTGCTCGGCGCTCGTTACGCAGTATTCCACATCTGCGGCTATAAAGGTCAATGAACCGATAGATAGCCGATCGTTAATAAATCTTCGTGCTTTTTTGCTTTTCATGGTTCTATTCTTTGCGTAATCGGATGATATATTCGGCATTCGCGCATCCTCTGTCGATTATCTGAATGCCGAGGAGTTTATCGGCGGCGTAGGATCGTACCCATTCTTCGTCGCATGGAGCGAGCTGCTTGCCATCCTGTGTGTTTCCATGGAGAGCGAAATGATCGTCTTCCTCGACAATGCGGCATGGGCAGGATTTCGCTATCCGATTCATGAATCGGTTGATTTTCTGCACATAGTAGGGAAATGGTGCTTTAATAGTTCGATTACCGTCGTCATCTTCCCGATAGCAGTTCGGGCAATAATGATGACTGCTTACCGAGTGCCAATCCTCCTCGGATGCTTCTTCTTCCGCTGTGCTGCGGTCATACCAAGCACTATTGTCATTGCTATTGATGAGGGTCTCCCCGCAACGGTCGCATGTAACGCCGTATAAGATTTGAGGTTCAATCATGGTTATTAGCTTTCTTTGTTGGGTAGTTCTGTTAAAATTCCGATTTCTTTTACCGCTTCGAGGATGTGTAGAATATCCCGCATTGCCGAAAGCATACGAGGATCAATCCCCTCTACGGAGCAGTTTTTAATCACGTTTCTCTGAAAATGAATCAGGAAATCCATGTCGTGATTAAGGATTGCGGTTATAATTCTCTTTGCCATAGTATTATGCTGCTATTTGTATCGGACGCAAATCGCCCTCAATCAATCGAGCGCAAAGGGCCTCGCAGAGAACCCGCGCCATATTGACCTCGACCGCGTTACCGATGAATTTCTTTTGATCGGCCTGTGTCCCGACGAGAACGTAATCGGGGGGAAAGCCCATGATCCGCTTCAATTCGGGAATGCGGAGCATCCGCATCTTTATATCGACGATGCCGTACAACGCCATGAAACGCTTGATTTTTGCCATCGCCGGACTGTCGTCAGAGGTTATTGTGGTTGTGCTTTCTTGCTGCTCCATTCGGCAGGTTACGAGCTGGTGCTTCGGATTGGTCGTAACCGTCGGTGCAGGGCTTTCGATGTCGCAGGGCGTTCCGTTCCCGTACTGCATATCCACGAACGCGAGCTTATCCCTTGTCGTCAGCGTCGGCGCGGGAGCGTCAATGGAGTGGTTATGTCCGTTCCCGTAATATGCTGTGATGAACGAGTGATGATCCCATGTCGTTATCGTCCCCGCAGGCTCCTCGACCGATACGCATTTGCCTGCCGGACTGCCTCCGTAGTGCTTGGAGAGGAAATTGACCTGCGCGATGCCGAGCCGATTTTGAGTTGCGACAGTCGGGCATGGTTCGTCGATGCTTGGAGCGTGATACTTCCCCGTGCTGCTCATCGAGTTCCATTTCACCAAAAACGCCTCTTTGCCTCCGGCTACGAACTTTATCAGGCCCGCATAGATTCGTTCCAGCGTCGCATTGACGAGCGGTTTCTTGCGCCCGAAAATGCTCTCGCCCTCATCCGTGAAGTCCAGCACCTCGCGCACGGGTTTCCAGCGTTGCATTTGCCCGAATAGCCCCGTCGCACCGTCCTTGCTGTGCGTCGGTTCGGGAAATACGATAGGGAGGCTCCCTTTGGCGAAGATGCCGAAGAACCGGCGGCGTGTGGTGTATGCCCCATAATCGGCCGAGTTGAGAATCCGATGCGCGAACCGATAACCGTAGCCGCATACATTCGATACCCATTGCTGGTACAACCGTCCCGCATCTTTGCTGATCGGCTTGCCATTCTCGTCGAGGTCGCCCCACGACATGAACTCCTCGACGTTCTCAATCTGAATGTAGTCGGGGTTGATAGCCTCGATGTATCGGAAGAGATGCTCGGCCAGCGTTCGGCTGTCGGCATCACGGGGCTGGCCTCCTTTGGCCTTGCTGAAATTCGTACATTCGAGGCTGGCCCATAGGACGACGAACGCATCGGGATATTGCCGCCGCATTTCGGCGATATGAACCGTAAGTGGCGAGAGTTCCAGCGTCCGAATATCCTCCGTGAAGTGCAGCGCGTCGGGGTGGTTGGCCGCATGGGAGGCAATCGCATTTGTATCATGGTTTACGCACCCGATGACCTTTGCACATTGCCGTCCATCATGGCGAGCGTTCTCAACACCGGTAGAGGTTCCGCCTGCTCCGCAGAATAAGTCGATGTATAGCAGTTTCATTCGGCGTCCCTCCCCTCGATATGATAATTATCATCTGCCAAACAAGGCATAATGATAATCTCGATATTATCATCGACTCGGAAGATGCAAGGTCGCGCTGGGTCTTGATGAACGCATCGGACTTCATCTACTCCGATGATTTCCATCGCTTCCCCCAATATTTCGAGGAACTCGGCTTTGATGACGATACGTCTGATTCGGATCGGGCAATCCCCGTCGGGGATCATCCGCCCCGTCTTTTTGTATTTTACATGCGATGTATATCCATCGCCGTAGCATTTGGGACAATTGTGATATTCATAATGGTAATGCCCGTTGCTATCTCGATATTCCCATTCGACTTCACCTTCTCCGTTGCATTCCTCGCATTCTATATCCTTGCCGACCTTTTCCTCTTCCTCGATTTGAGGAATGCTTGCAATCGCAGTTTTGATGTCTTGCAGACCGATAATGAAATTGCAATTATCGGCCGGAAAGTCTATGTTTAAGCTCTCGATTTCATTGTATTCTCCGTTCAGCGTTTCCGCTTTGATTCGGATCAAGATATGAGCTTCGGTAGCGCAGACATACCCGTTTTTGAGGTATGGGGCGGCCATATCCGGCCGCATATCGTTTTCTTTATCGTAGAACAGGGATAAAAGTTCCTGCTCGTTGAATTGATATTTCATATTCCGTTGCGTTGAATTATTGATTATTACATATCCCTGCCGTCCATGAATTTACCGAGGCCAAACCACACAAAGGACTTTTCCCAGCCGCGTTCCCCGACATATCGGATGATTGACCATTTCGTAACCGCCATTCTTGGATAGGTGTCTGTCTTGGGGTCGTACCCCTTTCCGATCTTGATGTACTCTTTCCCGTTATCGCTGCGAAAGAGCATGAAAAACTGCGATTTCAGCGGGCTATTGTCATCCACCCATACGCAGATCAGGATGCACCAGCTCCGAAATATTTTCCTGATAGCTCCGATGTGAATCATTCTTCGTCCTCTTTATAGCGATATTGCCCATCCGTAAATTCGTAGTATTTGCGATCTTCGGGGTATAACTCGAAATACAGCTCATAAGCCTCTTTCGATCCACCGTTAGGGAGAACTTCGGAGATGATACGCCCAGCAGCTATTTTATATTTTCCGCAGTTATAGGCAGTATCCTCGTCTGCGTAGGAATACTCGAATGAGACATTCGGAAATTTCTTTGATAGAGCCACCATAAGGGCTGTAACTCCATTCCATGCGGTTTCAAAGGTGATGGCGTTATCCGTTTGCTTCGAGCTACATGCGTTCCATTTCGTTCCCCAATGCTTACGGCTCCATTCATACCATGTTGGCGCGTCGTGTTGAGCGATATTTGCGAGGCCTTGACGACCGAGTTCAACGCATTTTTGCTGTCGATCTTCGGGATATGATTCAAACTTGGAAATAAATTCGTTGTCTGCTTCATATTGCGACTTGGCCTTTTCCATCAAATATTTCATACCCTCTTCCAGCCAATTCGACGCTTCAATATCGAGGCTTTTAGGCATGGGGATAATTTTGTTGAAATCCATTGCTATTTTATCCCCGTTGTCATCTATGGATTTGCAGTTGTCAATAACGGTTTTAATATCTGCTTCGGAGCCGATAATAATGAGCTTGTTTCTTATGTAGTTAGGCATAATATTCGTTTTGTTGATGTTACTTATTTTGCAATCATTTCGGGTTTGCAGTCAAATTCCCAATCTACGTCAGTTCCGTAGCAGGTGTGGATTTCTCCGATGTTCATCCCGCATCCGATTTTCGCCATCTGCACGGCCTCCTTGCGGGTGTGGGCGCGAATCTCGAAAACGCCGTCGAAGATGAACCGGGCCTTGATTTTGTAAATCCGCTTTTTCGGTTCTTGCGGATAGGTTTTGAGCTTTGCTTTCAGCCTGCGGATCGTCGCCCGCGCTTCGGCTCCCTCTTTGGAGGCTTGGATGTCGGGCATCTTGCCCTCCAATTCTGCGATGCGTCGCTCGATTGCCTCCGGTTTTAATTTTACTTCTGTCCCCATTGCGTTGAATTTTGTGTCTTTGCGCTGTTTTCTGCGATATGCCGCATTATTTCGGATTATCCGACCATCTTATCGCCGTTACCTGAAACTCGCGGCAAATCGCCTTAATTTCATTTATCCCGATAGGTCTCATTCTTGAAAATGATGACTTCGAGCATCTCGTTGAATCGGTCTGCGATGCGGTTGCCGTACTTCTCGCGGATTTGCGATTTCGTGAGATTGGTCGTGATGAACGTGAAGAGCTGCATGTTGTAGCGATATTCGAGCATATCGACAACCGGATTGAGGACGTTCCCATAGTCGAGAACCTCTATCGGTTCGCGCCCCATGTCCTCAATGGCGATCATCGGCATATTGCGTAGGTTACGGAATGCCTCGAAATCCTTTGCGAGCATAACTACCTCCTTTGCATCGACGATCCGAATACCGGCCCGTTTGCCCTCGAAATGCCCTATGTCGTTGAGCCAATTCACCGCCGACTGAAAGGCATACAGGAGGGTTGTTTTACCATTGCCGGGTACGCCGCAGAGCATTACCCCGAACTTGGTATCGTCGCGGATCAGGAATGCGGCCAGCCGTTCGATGTTGGTTTTGGTCGCTTCGTCCTCGATGAACCTGCGGTGGCGGTATTCGACTTCCGCCTGATATGCTGCCAGCAGAATGTCCGCTGCCTGCTTCAAGCTCACCGACCACTTAAAATTTCCCCTCGTAGTCTTCCGGGCGAGTAGCTGTCGCCTCAGTCCCTCGACGTTTATCACATGATCTTTGTTGATTGATCCCATTTCGTTTGTTGTCTTCTTTTTGCCATGTTGCCACCGCCGCACGCCAGTTTTTCATCTTGTTTTTGCCGACATACCATCCTTTGCTCTCGTAAAAGTTCACGAATCGCTCGGCATCCACCGTGTACCCCTTTTCCCTGATATAAGAATCAACCTCCTCGATAGAGGGCGGGGAAAAGCGTTTTTCGCTTTTTCCACTTTTCCCCTCTCTATTGTCTTTTATATTCTTATTATTCTTATCTTCTGTGCAGGGATCGTTGCAGGGGTCGTTGCTGCCCTCGTTGCATCCTGCTGTACTATTCTGCTGGTAATCATCGTAATTAACTATCGTAATCATCGTTGCACGGGTGGCAGGGTGTTTCGCGCGGCTTATCATCTGATCTGCTTCGAGGAGAGATAGAAATTTGAGGATGGTATGCTCGGACGGCTTGCGCTGCACCCCGTTGTCATCTTTGTATGCCCACCGCTCGCGGAGATAGTGGACGGATGCGATCAATTGCCCCCGTTTGATGGTTACGAGGTCTGATCCAACAAGGCGTTTGCTATCTCTCCATTCGGCGAGCATCAGCAGGTCGATCCACCACTTCAATTTTCGCGGATCATTCCATATCCAATGCTCCCGAATGGTTTGATATATTTTTATCCATCCTCCCATCATCTATTTCCCCACGAAAGCAAAGTAGATTTCAGCGAATTGTTCACCTGCGTATTTCGCCAGCGCGGACGATTTGAAGCAAAGGCGAGACCCGATATGCGCAGTCGTAGCCGAGGGCGCGTAAGCCGAAGCCGCACACGCAAAACCGGCATCCGAGCCGGCATTCGCAGCACCGCCGAACAGGACAACTTTCTTGCGCTCCTCCTTGTCCATCTTGGCGATCTCCTCCTTGGTGTAGAGCCAAAACCACGGGAAGTAGCGGTATTCGTCCTCGGTGAACTGCGGTGTCCAACCCTCGTTGAGAGCGGCAGTAATGATGCGGAGTTTGAGGTAGGCTACGAGATCGGAGCTAATATCCGAATCGTCTTCGAGGAACAGATGCCGTTTGTGGTATTCTTTTACGAGCGGATGGTTCTCGCCGAGTTCCTTGAATGCGTCATCGAAGGTCTTGATGCGCTCCATGATGTTTTTCGGGCGGAACATCTCCTTGCCGAAGAGATTTTCGAGCATCTTCTTGTTATCGGCATTGCCTTTCTTGTAGGCATCGAGCAGGTTGTTTTTCTCGATGTAAATATTGTTTCCGTTCATTTTCAGTATGTTTTTTAATTCGTCTTGCGTAAAATATTTCGCGCATTCCATGATGAAGTGCGACAGATGCGCTTTGTCGCACCAATATCCGAGGCGGTTGCAGTCTGCGATATTCCTGACATCACGGTAAATCGTGAGTTCGACGAATATCTGTCCCTCTTCCTCCTTGCGGGTCTTGTCCTGCTTTACTATCAGCATTGCATTCGATTTTTTAATCACTCATATCGACATGGTGTACATTCTTGCATTGATCGCAGATATATACCACATCGTTACACCGATACAGGTATTTGGAATTATCGAACTTCCGCCGGATATGCCCGGCTTCCCTACATTTTTTTAGTTCGGAAGCATTAAAATCGAGTTGCCATCCGAGGTCGGTATATCCCTTTGGCAAGACGAATTTGTTTCCGTTAGGGTTTGGTATTTTTTTCATTCTCAATTTTCTTTAATCGTGGAATAATCCTTTTTGTCAGTCTTACGGCATTGATGAGCCGCGTATTTCCGCTGTCTATCTGCACGTTTTCGAGTATCTGCGGCAGGTAGCGGATCAGCGTTGAAACTATATCGTTCGGCACGGGTCGCATATCAGTAGGGCATTTTATCGAGATTGACCTCCAATCCTGCACGGGCGATATATGTTGGTTTTCCGGCGATTTGCCGCACTTCTTCGGCGAATCCTTTGGTATTGCTGTTGCCGTCGGAGAGATGCAGTAAAATCACCTCATTTGCCGCCGATAGGTCGGTCGTCCGCAAAATCTCTTTCGTCGTCTGCAATTCCATGTGCGAACCCAGCAGCCGTCCCCGCATGGCGGGAGGCATCCGCCCACTGTCGATATTGCGCTGCAAGATTGCATCGGAGTAGTTCGCCTCGATCATGATGTGATTCAGGTTCGGCAGCCGGTATTCCAGCATCATCGTATCGGTGATAAAGATCAGGCGCCCCATCTCCTGATGCTCGATGACGAACCCGACGCATGGCACATCGTGGACGACCGGCAGTACGAAGACCTTGAAGCCTCCCACTTTGTAGCCGTGCATCGGTTCGATTATCTTGCAGAATACGCGATTTCTCGGATTGGCGGCGTCGAATACATCGGCGAGAGCCAGTACGCGGATGCCGCAGGTGAGAAAGTCGTTCAACGACCTTGCATGATCTTCGTGTCGGTGAGATACGAGGCATCCTACCACCTTGCCGAGCTGCCAGCCGAGACCCTTTTTGATGTCGCGCATCGGTATTCCCGCCTCGACGATCAAAGTTTCATCGGCCGCTTCGAGGATGTAGCAGTTGCCCCGTGATGAACTCCCCAAACATTTCAAGATCATACTCCCGTGCCGTCAGATCAGTATTCAGGTGCAGGAGCGGGTGCGGCCTGCTCCGATCCGGTTTCCTTGACTTCCCCCGTTTCCGTATCGACCTCCTCGTATTCCGTTGCCGAGAGATCGACCGTCTGCGCTGCGGCATTATCGAGCGTGTCGTTGCGGTTCGACATGGCCTCATCCTCGACATCGTGAGCCATCGCGTTCTGCATCTCGACGGAGAGATAGCCGTATTTCGACAGCAGGCGGCGAATCACCGTTTTCAGAGCCATGTCGTTGAAGTTGCCCTCCCATCCGACTTTCTTGCCGATGATGCCGTCGTTGGCTTTGGCGATGAGCTGCGCGACGGTCGTCTCTTTCTTCACGGAGGGAGAATACCGCTTGGCGTAGGCGGCCATATCCTCGACGGTTACATAGAGCGTCTTGGAAAAGCCGTTGAGCAGCTCGAAATAGCAGAAGTAGCCGATGATCTTGTCGGAGGTCTTTTCGCCGTCGAAAGCGATCTCTCCCGTGAGCTTGTTCACCTTGCGGACTTCGCCCTCATAGACTACATCGGCATTGATCGTCCGGTACTGCCCCGTTCGCATGGCGAGCTGGATATAGCCCTTGTAGCCGGGGATGAACGTCGGCGTCGGAACTTTGATCCATTCCTCGCGTCCGGTCTGCTCGTTGGTTACTTTTACCGAGTTGTTGTAAACCACGATGTAGGCGAAACCGAGGGCCTTGTTCAGAGGTAGGCGGAGGGTTGCCGCGCGGAGTGCTTCGATGATGATTGCCGAGGGCTTGCAGGTCTGCAAGGATTTGTCGCCCGTATAGAGGTCGATGAGCGATGCGACGAACGTATCCTTGTGCTCGCCGAGGGCGTTCTTGAACTGCTCCTGTATTGACGGAGCATTGATTGTTGCTTTGAGCAGATCGACGGGGCGATCCTGCTTTGCGATTGCTTGATTCATTGTAAGGTTGATTTTGAATGTTAATTTTCTGCGAGTTTTTTAAGAGCGGCGAGTTTTGCACTGAGAGACACGACTTCTGCCATGTTGGGCCGTTCGATGAATGCGGCCATGCTTTCGATTAGCCTTTTGCCGCTTCCCATGATCGCTATACATTGGGCCGTCATGTCGCTGTCTTGCGGCTTCTCGTTTACGAGGAGGATGCAAGACCTCTCATTGCC